AGGTATTCTAGATTCGATCTCCAACGTCTGCATAGCCACTGGAAGAGATAATAGATTGGCGTAATCTGTTGGTTGCAAAACAATCGTCAAACCACCCCTGATTCCATTCTGACTTCCTGTAACCCGCTGAGTTCTAATATCCAAACTTTGCACAACCGCCGCCACTATCTGTGGTCCGGGATCTCCGGTTAGACCAAAGTCAAATCTCAACACTCCAGAAGCAAGCGATATAATTTCAGGACAATCAAATAGAGCGGCAGCAACAATAGGCTGTAATGCAGACTTTATTCTCGCAACCCTTCTTCTTACTTCCTTGTCGGTCATTTCTGCCAAAGCTTTGTTGATTTTGGCAACAATATTCCGGTTGGATTCTAATAATTTTACGGTTATTTTACTTTTAGCCATCTGTCCGATTCCAAAATGTTACTATGTATTTAGTTTCATTCTGCTTAAATCCTTGTGGGAATGACGGTCCATTTTTTTCGTATTTAGCTTTATCATACTTTTCTATACCATCATAGTTTGGTATCATATACTTACACTGTTCTATTTTTGGAAGATCTGTCATATATGCTATAGTTTGAATTGAGCCATCGGGAATATCAATAGAGGGTCCGATTTTGACCCAAGCCTTTCTATCCCAATATATTCTCAATGTAATATCATCAGTAGCCTCTATAGCTTTATACCCCTTGCCATTACAATAAGGACAAGGCATACCTCTTGCAAAAGGATAAGGCCCGCCAGCTTGATAAAAACTCACGGACTTATTTCGCGTGCCCATTGTGTTCATAATGCAGTTGGGACAATCTTCTCTTTTTTCTGGATACACCAACGTTGCGGTTCTAGTGAAAAGTAAAACCGCCTCATTGTATGTATTAAAAACACTACTGGGAATATTAATCGCCATTATACTACCCTATATGAAACGTGCCCGCCTAAAACTCCAGAGGAAGTGCTAATTTGTAAATCTACGCCTTGACTAGTCTCAAACAAACCATCTACACTATTTGCAGAAACGCCACCATTTGCAGCTAAATGTACGCCGCTGACCAGCGGGATCGCACCGCCCAAGAACTCAATCGTCGTAGCTTTTTCAGCAACAACAACATAGTCTACAACCTCGATACTTCTGCCGGTAATCGCACTAACCACAATACCGGTAGCGTTTTCTCCTCCAGTCAATCCCAGTCCGATTGGGGCGAAATTAACATTGTCGGCATCGAATCTATGAGCTAGATCGGTGTTAATTGTTGCCACAGAATCGTCTATTTGACCGGCTGTGAGGGGAGGGAAGGGGCTTACAGTATTATTAGCGCCAATCTTATCAGCCGGTGCTAGCCCTCTTGCTCCAGCTATGCTAACAATCCCTTCACCGCCTTGAGGCTGTGCATTGTTAGAAATAATTTTTTGTGATATGGGCATTTTTTATTCTCCTATTGGAAAGCGTTGCCGCGATAGTCAAACTGGTTAGCCCCTAATATCATACTACCCGGACTATAGGGACCAAGAACAGCCTGACCAACCAGCGTATTGTTATATTGATATGTTTTTAGTAAGTCGTCGTATTTTTTACAGAAATCTTGATACATCATATTTAGATTTTGCGTCACTCCACGTAGATCAATTGCAGAGGGTCCATCTTTAATTGAGATGGCATTTGCTGCTTCTGTTTTAACTTCACTTCCTAAAAGAATGCAGGCAGATTTGTATACAGTTAAAGTGGTAAAATCTGTATCGTTTTGGGAAATTGGGTCTGGAGATATCGTAACTTCACCAACATCTACTGAATATGTTTGGCTAAAGTCTGCGTCATTAACAACATTATAAGCACCAAAAACTAAAATCTGTTTTAGTCTTTCGTCTGTAAATTTTGCATTATCTAGATCGCCTATTAAGGATCTAAGCATTAAAACTAAGTCTATTTTCCAAGGCATGTTTTACTCGCTTTGTAAATTCTCGTGTACTTTGAAAGTGCCTACACTAGTGTTCCAAGTTCCAGCTCCAGTAGCTACGTAAGCTTGTAGGTTCCATGTTCCGGGACCATTTAAATCGCCATCAACTGAAATGTATTGAACATTTCCATCACTTCCATCTGTGGTAAAAACAGCAGTTCTTTCAAAAGTTGTGCCATCCGGCCTTTTAAATGTAAACTTTTTTGTCGATGCTGTACTAATATCGGCAACCGTGGTTCCGCCTGTAGACGTAGTGTCATACACGGTGACTCGAAAAATAGTACCTATATCGTTAACGTGTGCTTGTTCTACAAATGCCATAATATACCTCCGGTTATTTATACACAGTTAACTTGCATTCCTTACCGAAATTGAGTTATTTCTGCTAAATCTGCCCCGTTTTAATCTAGCTTTAAGTGTTTTTTAATTTCTGCTATTTCTTTGGTTAAGTCTTGTATGGCGCCGACAATTAACGGTGTTAACTTACCATAATCTAATGTTTTAAAGTCCTTAAATTCCCCAGTCAGTTCTGGTTGTATCTTTTCTATTTCCTGAGCTATAAATCCAATATCCTTTCCTGAATTGCTGTGAACTTCCTCGTGACCTTCACGCCAATCAAATTCAACAGGGTTCATAGCTAATATTTTTTCTAGCGAACCTTCTATCTTTTTGATCTTGTTTTTCAGTCTTTCGTCAGAAACACCACTCCCACCACCGCCACTACCATTAGAAGCAGCAGTCAACCTTCCTTGTGCATCAACGGTAATATCTGCATTGGTGTATGAACCGGCAGTGACCGAAGTGTGAGCTAGTTTGTCAGCGGTAACTTGATTGTCACCAATGTGAGCAGTATCAATAGAGCCGTCAGTATAGTGTTCTGAATTAATTGCATCATCGGCTATCTGCGCGCCCGTCACAGCGTCAGCAGCAATCTTGCCAGTGGTTACCGCTAAGTTATTAATCTTTCCAGTAGTTACTGCTAAGTTGTCAATCTTTCCAGTTGCAATAGCTAAGTTTGCAACCTTGCCAGTGGTTACTTGCAAGTTTCCTATGTGAGCCGTGTCAATTGAAAGGTCAACATAATGTTCACTGTTAATAGAATCATCTGCTATATTGTCTCCATCAACACAATCTGCTGATAAATGAACGTGGTCAATTGAGCCATCAACGTAATGCTGGCTGTTAACAGAGTCATCAGCCGGTGGTGCTCCAGCAGCCTCTAGATTTATAGTTCCTGCACCAAAGGTAAACGAAATTGTGCCACCCGAAGATGTCATAAGTGCGTTATCCCACTTGGATGAAGCATTATCGTATATCAATAGGTGACCATTTGCAGGACTAGAAATGTTAGTGTCTGATAAGCCAGCAAGGGTAGAAGACCCGCCACCACCAGCAGCAGCCCATGATATATCTGTTCCGTCAGATGTTAATACATACGTGTTACTACCCGCGGCCAACGCAGAAGGATTCCCACTAGAGTCTCCTACAATTAGACTACCCCTAGCAAGACCGGCCATTTTAGCGAGGGTTATTCCATCGTCCTTAACCCTTATTGCATCGCTGTTAGTTTCTATGGTGGAATCATCCACATTGACGGCCATAACAGAATTGGACTTTGTTAAACCATCACCCGCAAGCAATCCCGCTAAGTCGTCTGTGCTACCTTTGGACGCTGCTCCAGTCGCTCCCCCGTCTAGGAAGATTAAGTTATCTCCGTGAGCTATTGTGGCGGCAGCAGCCTCACTAAGATCAACGTCTACCTGATTAGCCTGAACGTCTATAAGATTTCCTGCCCCTACAGCAAACGTTCTGTTGGCAGCTAGAGTTCCTCCACCAGTTAAACCATCCCCAGCAGTAAGGTCAACCGCCTGCGTAGCTATCGTGTTGCCAGATGAATACGCGGCAATACCTGAAAGGTATACGTTTACATTGTCTGCCCAAGCAACATCTGTACCATCAGAGGTTAACACTTGATTAGCAGCCCCTAAAGCTAATGCGGCAGGGTCTCCACTGCTATCGCCATATATAATCTTACCTCTAGCAAGACCAGCCATTTTCGCTAAGGTTATTCCATTGTCTTTAACTCTTATTGCATCACTATTGGTTTCTATGGTAGAATCATCTACGTTAACCGCCATAACCGAGTTGGACTTTGTTAAGCCGTCACCAGCGAGGAGGTTAGCCAGATCGTCTGTGCTACCTTTGGACGCTGCTCCCGTTGCTCCTCCATCTAGGAAGATTAAGTTGTCTCCGTGAGCTATCGTAGCGGCAGCAGCTTCAGTGAGATCAACATCTACCTGATCGGCCTGAACATCTATAAGATTTCCGGCTCCCACGGCAAAGGTTCTATCGGATGCTAGCGTTCCTCCACCAGTTAAACCGTCTCCGGCAGTAAGGTCAATCGCTTGCGTGGCTATCGTATTTCCAGATGCGTAGTTCGCAATAGCTTGCGTAGCTATAGTGTTTCCAGAGGCGTAGTTAGCGACACCCGATACAAACGGAAATTCTCCAGCACTTGTTAACGTCCCGCCAACAGTGAGATCACCACTAAAGTCCCCATCAACAGAATATACATCAGACCATCTTCGTGAATCCTTACCTAACGAACCTACGCCGTCAGGGTTAGGGTAGAAGCCTGTGCTGTCGTGAAGTATTCGAGCGTTAGCACCTACATAAAACACGCTTCCTGTAGTGTTCTTTAGTCGGAGATAGTCTGAGCCTACAATGCCGCCGTCCGTGTCAACAGTTACAGTACCACTGGTTGAAATATTACCGCTCGTTGCAATACTACCATCAGGAGCAACCTGTGCTACAACAACATCGTTGTTCGCTTGCCACTCTTGTAGGTTGGCAGACTGAGAAGCCGCAGCTTTAACTGCAAGTGGAACCTGAGATGAGCTACTATTTATCACAGACACCCGACCGTTAAATTCGCTCAAGCCTCCAGCGGTATAAATTGAATAGTTATTTGTGGCTCCTTTTGTTTGCTCTTCTATGTACATACCATAACAGTTGCCGACCGCTGTGTAAGTTGGATTTGTTGCCCAAAAGTTACGAACGTCTATTGTTCCGTCTACAGAACTTCCTTCAAGTTCACTTTTAAATCCAACAATCTTGGTACTTGAGTTAGAACTTGCTGGGTTGTAAGAAAAGCTGGTTGTACCCTTTACAGCTATAATTTCTGCCCCGTTGATATGGATGAAGTGACCATTGTTAAACTTGCCTTCCAGTCCTATTATATTATCATTTGTAAAAGTAACGGGAGCGTTAAGAGTGACTTGAGACTTTCCACCCCAAAAGCTAGTGCCTGTATGATCACTGTCTCTAATATCTAAACTGTTAAATACGCCAACAATTTGGTTACTGGGTCCATCGCCCCGTACACTTGTTAGAAAATAATTTCCGTATTGGTTGTTTTGCCATGTGTTGTCGCTATTTAAATCTATGCTAAATTGATTGCCCACGTTACTTAAATCAGAAGCGTGTTCCTTGTGGGCTTTGATTGATTCAAGCACTAACTGTTGATTACCACTGTCAAAAACAAGGTTGTCGCTTGTAGTAATCGCTCCGTGTTGACCAGCGTCTCCATAAAACGGGATACCAGAAGACGGACCAGCAGTAAGAACGCCGGAGGCGTAGTTCGCGATGGCTTGCGTGGCTATCGTGTTCCCAGAGGCGTAGGATATGTTTATCTCGTTAGTGATCGCTAACCCAGAAGCGTAATTAACTCTTGCACTATTTGTAGAAATGTTGGAGGTGTTTGTTGAGATGTTCGACGCATTCGTGGCTATTGCGGTTTCGTTTTCGATAGCCTGACCCGACGCATAAGCTAGACCCAACTCATTAGTGATAGCTAGACCCGAAGCATAGTTGGCGATGCTTTGAGTGGATATCGTATTTCCAGAGGCGTAATTAGCAATACCAGAAGCATAGTTAAAATCTGCCGCACTAACACCACCACCGCTACTTTCCGCTTCCCAATTTGGAACATTGCCGTTCATTTTGAGAATGTAGTTGTCTGTGCCTTTAGCCAACCTAACAAAACTTGTGCCATCGTGGTAAAGTAGGTCGCCTTCTGCGTTTGACCCAAAGGCGATGTTCGCTGTGTTGCCCGAAGCGTAGGCTATAAGACCATCGTTTAATATGGTGTTACCGGACGCATAGGCTACGTTTAACTCGTTAGTAATAGCGAGTCCAGAAGCGTACGTTGCTATTCCAGAAGTGTAAACATCTACATTACTGCCAGCAGCTACGCCAGACACGTAAGATATGTCGATTTCATTCTGTATAGCTTGACCAGACGCGTATGTCACCCTAGCAGTATTAGTAGAGATATTTGTAGTATTAGTAGCAATAGCCGTTTCATTTTCTATCGCCTGACCGGACGCATAAGACACGTTTAATTCATTGGTAATAGCCAGCCCAGAAGCATAGCCTACCCTAGCCGTGTTGGTAGAAATATTACTCGTGTTTGTAGATATGTTTGATACGTTAGTGGCTATTGCGGTTTCGTTTTCTATTGCTTGACCAGAGGCGTAGTTTGCAATAGCTTGCGTAGCTATCGTGTTTCCAGAAGCGTAGGTGGCGACACCAGAAGTGTAGGCTAGGTCAGTTTCGTTCTGCACAGCCTGTCCAGAAGCATAATTAACCCTGCCGGTATTCGTCAAGATGTTGGAGGTGTTTGTTGACACGTTTGAGGTGTTGGTAGCAGTGGCGGTTTGATTAGCAATCGCCTGACCGGAAGCGTATGTCGCAAGACCTTCGTTTTCTATTGCTTGACCAGAACCATATACAGCAACACCAGACACATAAGCATTAACACTATCACCACCACCACCAATAGTAGATCCGTTAAACTTAAGCGTGCCACCGTCATTGTAAAGCTTGTTTGTAGTTACTGATGGAACAAGCGGATTTATCAAAAATGCACCACTTGCGGAAATAGATCCACTAGCCGAAACACTTCCTTCGCTAGAAATTTGAACAACAGGCACTGCGTTACTAGCCTGCCATTCCTGTAGGTTGGCTGATTGGGAAGCGGCCCCTTGAATAATAACCCCTATATCAGTGCTGTTTTTGGGCAAAATCTCAAGGGTTGCATCTGGTGTTATGTTAGATGCGTCCACGTTCCCAATAGCCAATTTTTTACTAGACATGTCTCCAATAATGGTGTTTCCAATATGGAGCTTATTGCTATAATTATCTATAACACTATTACTTGCACCGCTGGCAAGTATTTCTATATTTTGACTTCCTTTGCAGTAAAATCCAGCTTGGTGACCAATGAACGTATTATATGTTCCGGACGAATAGGCTCCACCGTATTCACCAATATATGTATTTCTCTCGCCACTAGCACTAAGTCCTGCAAAGTAACCAACAACCTGCGAATAACTAAGATCTATAGAATTGAATCCAGTATAAAATCCAACCATAGCAGATCCGGTTGCCCCACTAGCATTTGTGGAGGTCTGGTATCCAATCGCTGTTAAGAAGCTAGAGTTCGTAATTCCATCATCACCAACATATCTACCAATCCTAACTCTTGAAGATGGTTCATTTACACTTATACGATCACCAATTACAGCAGCTCCAACTGTAAGTGTTGTATTCCCGCTATCAAAAGCGAAATCTGTTTCAGATGTAAGCCTACCTAGCTGATCATAGTATGGAACCTTGTGAGCAATACCGGTAGGTACTCCAACCGGACTTAAGTTCCAGTAAAGAGTACCTTCGACATTGTATAGACTGTTAGAAGCGGTGATAGGCACAGCACTATCTATGAGAACACCCTGCCCGCTGACATGCACACCATTAACACCAAGAACACCAGAACTGGCCATTTTAGCCTGAATACCTCCAGCGGAGTTCTGCCATTCCGTTAAGTTTGCAGACTGAGAAGCGGCTCCTTTTACCACAAGTCCTGTATCTACAGATGAAGCCACGCCAATATAAAAAGTGTCTTCTAAAGTCACGTCCGCAGCTCCGACAGCTAGTCTTTTTGACTGCATATCACCCTTGATAAGAGTGCGACTGCTAGACGGAGAACCGTTACCTATGTATAAATGATCATTGCTGCTATTGTTTTGTCCGGCGCTTTGACCTATGTAAATACTATCATCGGCAGACGAGCCCTTACCAGCCTGATAACCTATTCCTATAGACTTGCTAGAAGATGTGGCAGAAGATCCCGCCATATTACCAATCCAAACAGCACTTTCTCCGGCTGCCCCTTTAGCGGATTGATATCCAACAGCAACCACATAGTCACTATTCATTCCGTCAGCGGCTTCGTTTCCAACCGCAACAGAATAGCTACCAATTCCAGAACCAGCCGCTGATCCAATAGCAACAAATCCAAATTCATAGGCGGCAATACCTGCCTGATGACCAACCGCTGTTGAGTTTGATCTCATGCGACTTCCAGCTTTGTATCCTATAGAAACACCATAAGATGCGGACGACGAGAAGTCGGACTCTGAGGGTCCAGACAGCGTACCAACGCTAACGTTTTGCACGCCACCATTTCCGGCTATAAACGGATTTGTTCCAACTACAGTGTTATCCGTGCCCGTTGTGCCGCTGGCTGCGCCATAGCCAATAATGGTATTGTTGTCGTTAGAGGGACCTGTCCCATCTCCAACCAAAAGGCTTTTATGAGTACTATCAAAAGATAAAATATTAGCAGAGGATATTGTGCCACTAGAGTCAACATTTGTTAGCTCTTGTAGTTTTCCCTCTTTTATTACTGTACCATTAGAAAATATAACTCCAGACGCGCCTATATCTAAACGAGACTGTCCATCTCTATATACACTCCTGCCTGCGGGATACGTAATGAAAACTGTTCCACTACCGCCCAAATTTATAGCATTGTCGTTATTAGAGCTAGCTAAAATATGGCTACGCACCATGTTGTCAGAACCATAAATGCCGAGACCGACCTCAAACTTATCATTTTCTTCTATGCAATAATATGTGGTGTCGCCACTTGCTAAGGCCGAGCTAAAACTAGCAAAGCCTACAGGGGTTGAGTTGAACGATATATCGCCAGTACCCGTGCTGTTTGTTAGTTGCTTTATTCTGTCCGCTACTTTAAGTGCCATAACTACTCCTGCCAGATATTAAGAGCCATAAATACTATTATCCGTTTGGATTACTGATATCTGGAGGTGTTGGTGTCGGAACGCTTTCTTTTTCCAGCTTTAATTCGTAGGCTACTGTATTGTTCATGAGATAATCTCTTGTCATACGATTCGCAAACTGATTTGTTGTTTCTGGGTTTGAAATGTATTGTGGGTTTGTGTCTGGATCTTCAGGCAAGCTTGGATCAAAATCAGGATTGGGTATATTTTCTGTGTAACCATAGTTTGCACACATAGCGGCAATTACTCTGCCCACATCACTATCTGCGATTATAATTGAAAATTCAGCCATTGTTATCTCCTCTTGTTTAGATTTATTATTGTATTTATCGAAAGTTCATGATTTTGCAATTTGTTAATTCTTAAGTCAAAATTTGACACCTCGTTTATCCTTAGTGGAAAAGTCAGCGTCGAACTGTTAAAGTATATTATGGGTAGTGTGCCAAGAAATACACTCTCAGAAACTTTAATTTCGCTAAAAGCCGCTTCAGAAAAAGCTGTAGTACCAAACATATCCACCTCCATTAAATAATACACAAAAAAACGTGGATACATAAAAAAAAGGCTACCCCGAAAAAACAGGGTAGCCCAAGGGTCAATAAGCGGTGAACAATATTAGAAGGAGCCCGCTAGAACTCTTCTGTTGTCAAGAACACCGAACCCAATTTCTGCCCAACCATAGTAACCCTGTCGTTGGTGTCTATGGAGACCTTCGTCTTCATAAATCTCAACTTCTTTCTTAACAGGCATTACGAAGCTGTCGTTTGGACCCTGATCAAGACCGATCACAAGCTCAACATCGCCAGCGGCTAAAGAGCCACCAAGATCGCTAGTGAAGTAAGTCTGATACTCTTGGTTATCTCCAAACTCAAAGACATCGTGAAGGTTGACACCAAAGACTCTAGTGATGGCTGGACCATCGTCAGTAGCCGTGTAAATTTCTCTACGAGAAACTTCATCAAGCTGGTCAACACCCCAGTTGCGAATATCTTCAATCGCTTCAGGAGAGCAGTAAAGGTCGCTAAGACGACCCGGAGCAGTGGCAGCATTACCACCACCGTTGCGACGCATGACAGTTTTCATCAAACTGATCAAACGCTTAGTGAACTGGCCAGCAGCAGCGTCAGCATCGTAAACCAAAATGTTTCGGTCTACAGCAGCGGCCAAAAGTGTGTGCCATCCGTCGTCGTTAATTTTCTTAACGAAGGACGATTCTAGCACCTGCATAGCACGAGCAACAACGTTCCAGTTAGCTTCACGAGCATATTTAAGCAAGAAATCAATCGAGCTAGAAATGCCGTAAGTGTTAACCATTACGTAGTCACCTTCTACGTGTCGCTCAGGAATTCGACCATTGCCGGGATTCGTGTAAGCGATATGCTCTGTCTCAGTTCCGGGTGCAAGAAGATCCAAAGGAAATTCTGGTGTAGCTCCCGGCTCTAAAGGCATTGCCTCGTAGATTGAAGTAACGATATCGCCAAACAAAACACCCTTACGAATTGGGGTCTCTAGTGCTTTAGCGATTTCTCTTTGGGCCGCAACAGCGACCATCTTATCAGAACTACCCGAGCGCTTGAGCAACTCAATGAATTCGGGTGTAGGTCGATTTTTGATAGACATATTAACTTTCTCCTTTTTAATTGGGTTGTTTAGCTAGCAGCTTCAGGATGATTGGTATTAGGAAGGTCGATAAACACTTTCGCGTAACCGTCTTCATCTACGCTCGACAAGAAACGTCCAACAATCTTAGTTCTGCCGTCTCCATCACTGTCATCATTAGACAGATCAGAAGCAGAAATATTACCGCTGTGCGCCATGAATGCCGCATCGCCCGCGCTTGGGTTTGCTCCTTCCAAGCTGTTGGTAACAACCCAACCCTTAGTGAGAAGAGTGACTTTGCCACCTTTTTGAACTTCGTCTTTATGCTGGTTTAAATGCTGACGAGTAAGGTCAATGTTGACCATATCGTTAACAAGCAAACCAAGAGGTGTACCGCCGGATGGAACAGCCTTGTATGTTACAAGCGCAGCGCCATTATCCATTGATGCACCCGAACCGCCTGTACTAAGGGCGACGACTCCACCTCTAGTAGCAGCCTCGTTCATGAAGAACGAGATGTCGGTTTGAAGGGTACTTCTATCTGTTTTAAGAGCCATTATGAATCTCCTTTTTTCTTAAAATTAGGTTATTTGTCTTCTTTTGGAACGGACTGTAAAATAGAGCCAAGCCATTCGCTAGCAACTGCACGAAGCGATTCCGCTGGATCTTCTTCGCCAATAGCTTCTGCGATAGCAACGTCTGTAGATTCTTCAGCTTCTTCCAAAACTTCAGCACCGGCTTCGGCAACATCAGTTTCTTCGTCGGCTAATGCATCTTCTTCAGCCTTGGCTGGTTTTTCTTCCTTATCTTTTTTCTCTTCCATTTTCTTCTTGATGAAATCAGGCATTTCGGCCTTCTTTTTCATTGTTGCAACGATGTTTTCAAAAATTTCTTCTGAAACATCTTCAAATGTTGCAATAGTAGCTTCGCAGTCTTCATCGCTGAATCCGATTCCGCTAAGTTGAGCTTTACGCTTCATCATAGCTTCTTTTTTCTTCATAACAGCTTCTTTTTTCTTCATAACAGCTAGTTCTTCTTCTTTCTCTTCCTTGTCTTTTTTCAGAGCTTCAACCTTTTCACTGTATTCAGTGATCTGGGCTTCTTTCTCTTCCAAATTGCTAGCAAGAGTTTCGTTAGCTTCAGTTTTTTCAGAGATCTTAGCTTCCAAAGCCTCAACCTTAGTCTGAAATTCTGCTTGTTTTTCGGCTACAACCTTATCTCGAAGTGCTTCGTTTTCGGTTTTTGCTTCAGCAAGCTCCTTTTGCAAATCAAATATTTGCTTTTCATAATTATCACTCATCGTATTCTCCTTTATAGAGGATATAGTTAAAATTTCTGCTTTCGATTCGTCAAAAAAATCGTTTCCTTCCAAAATTACACTACGAGGATTAGCAGGTTTGGAAACCAAGCCTTTACCAGAGAACGATAAGTTTCTTAACAATCTGCCAACTCTATAGTTTTGATATTCTCCACTTCCGCCATAAGATCTTAAGTGCTTTGTTAAAAATGCTGAGGCTTCATCTCGGGCAACCACGTTAGTGGAGCCGTCTTGAGCTGTTAGAGCATAATCAAATTCAGGAAAAAGGCATTCCATAGAAACGAACCATTTTCCATCCTCGATCTCAGAAACAATTTTACTCATTCTGTTTCTTTGATCCATATCGCTCCACTCAGTATATATAACAGAAGTGGTAAGTATATTAAATTTGTCTGGCACATCGTCTTTTTCAATGTCGATTTCTTCTCCGTTGTAATCGACCACTTTATTGCCAGTTATGTGACCGATAATATCTTTTTCATTGTGCATGAAGTTAAACGGTTTATCTTCTGGTGTGTTTTTTGCATCCCATAATTCTTTAGGATCAAACACATCATCATTCTTATTCCATCCTGTACTTACAAGTATGGACTTAAGATAGTATAAGTCTATTTGGTCTTCATTCTGGGCGACGGAAACTTCATTAGAATTTTGAGCGATAACCCTCTTTAGGTTATCGACCTCTTCTGTTGATGTTTCTGGTTTATATGTTTGAGCAATACCACAACAAGCAACGCTTGTTTCTTTGGATAGTATGTCAGCTAAACCGTCGCTAATTTCAGATTGATATATTTTCATTATATAAAAGCCTCCGTTCCATAATACACAAAAAATAAAATCTTTGGTAATTATTGGTCAAAATCATGCATTTCTACGAACGCGGAAGCGTGTATATATTTCATTTCAGAGCTGTTAGGCTGCTTGCTATTTGCAGAGTTAAAACAATTAACTTTCGCCTCAACTAAAGAATTGAAATCATTGGATGGTTTTGTGCCTCTGTCCAACAAGTCTTTAACGACTTCCGGGGTTATTTCCATATATGGAGTCATACCTGTAAGAATGCACATCTTTAAGTACTCTAGTTGATCAACCTCAGCCTTGTTTAAGCTGCGAGCGTTCTTTTTATTGAAGTGCGAAAGAGCAATTGGGGACACAACTTCTGATATCTTGTTTTGAGCCTCAACAGCCCATAAAGTTGCTGTTGTAGCATCTCCACTACGAGGAAGAACCCTTTTCTGTTTTCGCTTAGTTGTATCTCTAGAAAATCTAGGTCGTCCACCTTCGTTTTCTGGAGAATACTCCTCTTCTTGCTTGGTAGTGTTTGTTTCAACCACGTCTTTTTCTTCAACCGAAACCGGAGGAAGGCCAAGCTTGTCTAGATACTGGTCAGAATCCAGCACATCTTTGGTTAATGCTATTTTAGCAACATCATCCTTGTGCTGAGGATTATGATAAGGTCCAGCCTTTTTAGGAGCGTTTTTATCATTCGTACGCTCTCTTTCTTCACGACGGACACGAATTTTTTCAATACCCGGAAGCTCCCTAAATCTTTCGAGTAGGGTTTCGGTGGATATAATGTCTCGGTCTGCAAGCTGTATGAGAAGATTTTTTTCTGCCGCTTCATCGGAAAGAACAATTGAATCGAAGTGGATTTCTGCCGGAAATCTGAAGCCCATAGCTTTTCTAATTAGCTCAATCTCTTGTCTCCAAAACTGAGAAAGTATCTCTCTTCCGTACTCAAGTCTTTCAATAAGAGTCTTCAGTGATACATAGTTGTTTGTATATCCACCACTAGCAGAAGCTCCTGTTAAAGTCGGAGGAATTCCAAGCCCAGCGTATATACTAGTTAGAACGGGCTGGTATTTTTCAGCGCCTAGAAACTTATAAACTTGAGACTGACTTTCTGAAAACTTAAGCTCTGGCCCCCATACCAAGTCCATTGTTCCACCACCAACATTACTTGCCAGTATGTCCCGAAGCTTATTTATAGCGGCCTTTGTTGGAATAATTTTATGATCTAAGTCACCAACTGTCCAAAGTCTCACATTTGAAATAGCACCATCTAAAGCTGCTAAGTCTGCAAGTTTCATCTTTTCGAGCATAATGATATCGTCAAGAATTGCATATATCATAGGGTTTGCCCAAAGCAACCAGTCGTCTTTCTTATAATGGTAAAAACTTACCTTATCTTCATCAAGAGGGATGGTTCTATCTCCACTCTTTAGTCTTTTCTGCAAGTCGTTTGGAAGTGTTTTAAAAATTGTCTTGTTTGTATTTGTACCTTTGACGAGAGATTCATAAGTGTATTTAGATAGATTTAAAACAAACTCAGGCTTACCCACCACCTGCGTACCGTAATCTCTTACGTCAATAGCTAACGGATTTAAAAAATCATAAGTCCAAGGAACCTCTCTTCGATTTACCTTAATGTCTTCAATCTTAACGTCCGCTCCTGCGGCACGCCTAAGCTCTAGTTCTTTTTTGCGATTTAGTTTTGCCGTGCGTCTTTTTACAACAACATTACCACATCTATAAAGGTAGTTTAAAAATCTTTCAGATCTATCGACACCATTAACTTGGTTAAACCATTTCCTGTAGAATTTTTCTATAGTTTTGTTTGGATGTACTAGAGTAAGTCCCTGTGAGGAAAAATCGCTCATAAGATCAATAACATTACGAATAATGCCAACCCTATCATAAGCCTGCATACTTTGCTTAATGATTCTTTTCTGATGGCTAGATACGGACTCTCCCGGTCGGAAGTTGTCATAGTCTTGGCGATTAAAGCCTGTTCTTACAGATCTGTTTGGCTCTATGTCTATGTAGCTGGTTCTTCTTCCATATGCTACAGCCTTTTGGATTCCATCATAAGCCTCAATCGCATCAGAGGTTTGCAAGTAGGCATCTTGTTTTTGGGAATCGCTATCCCACGTTCTATATAGTGGTGATTTAGACATTTATATTAATCTCCGGTCAATGTTATTGTTAATGCTACTCTCAATACTATTATACACAAGCTAATACACATCCTGCATTTTTTCCGCAAACCAAGAAGGTCCGTGATAAAGTTGTTCGTTTTCAAACTTGGAACTACTGTCTTTTTGCGCGAAACCGCCGATTGTATTAAATTTGGAAATACCCTTTTTTGTTATCAAGTTTCTGGCAGACATGTTCGCCATCAACAAAGACGAATAACGATCTTTACGAAGTCTACTTTTTCTTCCTGCTGCCACCTTCACTTCAGGAGTATCCCATCTTTCACGACCGGTAGCCGTTTGTGTCATAACTATCATGGATAGTTCGTCCTTAAGCTCCTCGATCTCCATTACGCAATCTTCAAGCGTATCGTATTTTCGCCCAGAAACCTTATCGTGCTCAATAGATAGTCCAATACTTGCTGAATCAAAAAATGGAAAAAGCAATATTTTGTCTTCAAAGTCCTTTCTTAATCCGTGATTCGCTTCTGCTAACCAATCAGCCTTAGCAAATTGACAAAGCTTTAATATATGTAATCCGGAGTGGTCGTCAGTATCTTTGGCTTTATTCTCATCAATAACTGGCCAAATAGCAACTTCACCTTCTGGTATCTTATCTTTATCGTGAAGAGCCTCCATAACGGCAATACCACCACCCTGAGCATCAAGAGCTATCTCAGAGCAGGGAAATACTTTCATTAGCTGTCTAATTTTTTTTGCACAGTATGAATAAAAATCGTCTTCATCTACTATTTTTGATTTAAGCTTGTCTTTGTGCTGCTGTCGGTTTGTCGTCCAGCAATGTACGATACGTCTATGATCTTCTCTGACCTCTAAAACAACAATACTAAAGTTGTCCACCTCAGAAGCCGGATCTACACCAAATATGTATCTTTGCTCTGAAGAACCCTTTAAAAGCGATTCAAACGAAACCTCTCCAGATGGAAGCTTTACTGGTTTAGTTGGAGTTGTTGTGCATCCTTCTAATAGACTTCTTTTAAAGAATCCCTGACTATCTGTTGTAAAGCACGCTCCATACTCCATGTTATATATTCCAGAATGTACAGTGGCTTTTGCTCTACTAACCTGACCATCATCCATAAATCCGTCTGGTAGGGTATTAACAGGCATACGAATCACAGAGTATTCTGTCCAATCAAAGTCTGTTGGAGCATCCGATCCAAACACTTCTTTTAACTTAGTTGGGTTTCCTTGACTATTAACTATACTTCTATATCTTTTCCAATAGTCTGCAAAGTGATTGAAGTCATAATATGCTGTTCCGGAAAGTATAATCTGATTTGACTTTTCTGTAATGAGACTTTCTTTAGCCTCAATGTCAACACCAAGCTCTTTCGCTTTTTTTGCTTTAGCTTTGCTTTTTACTTTTTCTGACGGCGAAGCGGCAACGGCGGCAAAACCAGCAACGACGTTTTCAAATATGTCTCTGGGTATAGAGGCAAACTCGTCTGCAATAATATCATTAGCTCTTTGACCTCTAATTTTTGATCCATCGCCAAGAGGTAGACATGTGATTGTACTTTGATTGATATGCATAACACATCTATCGACATCTCTTCTTGGGCCACTATTACCACCGCACAAATCTCTTAAGATTGGAGCATTTTTCCATATAGTGTCCATGTATTCAAACAAGACCTTTGACTGCCTAAACGCAGCACCAACAACGACAATTTTTCTTCTTGGCATAAATAGAGCCCGAAGAAGCGGGTATACCGAAAGTATAAAAGATTTACCCATACCACGAGAACCTATAAGCATTGGGAATTTTCTATTCCACATCTCGTATAGTAGTAAAGACTGAAAAGGCAGCAATTCGATGTTTAGTATGTATTTACAGACAAAAGAAAAGTACTCTGGCCGAACCATGAGCCAAGCTATTCGCTCTAGCATATCGTCCCTGTCGGCACCTTCCATTATGAAGTCCATAGGGTTGAAAAGCTTGGATTCATCTACATCTATTCCCAACCAAGCGTTTTCTATTTTGTTGACGTTATTTGTCATCAGTAATGTCTTTTCCTTTGCCTAAAATAAAATTCTTAGCCTTTAGGTTTCTAGGATCGTCAAAAAAGCCTATAAGAAGCGTGGCTAATCTGGAAACGATCTTCTCCTCTTCTTCGGATTGCTGTATATACAAAAGAGACCAAGCCGCATGTAGTATTTCATGTAACAGAGTGTCTCTAATAACAGACTCTGTAGTGCCGCAATATATTCTTATTCTTTTTTGTTCATTACAACAATCACCATATGCTTCTCTTTCTTTAAAAAGAGCTTGTGGCATTTCATGTATTTGATATTCATGACCGAGCACATAGGCTTTAGTAGGTAGTTTCTTGCCTCCCGCCATCTTTGTCCCTCTTGTGAAAAAGTTCATTGAGTCTTTTGAAAAGACTGTTACACACCAAAAAAGCATTGTTCTTATTACCACAGAATATAATCTTGGTATCATACCAGATTTGAAATTCTAATAAGCACTTAAGTAAATACTTGCCAGTAACACGCACCTTGGATCTAGCGCTTTTCGGAACCCTAGACCCTTCAGGATACTTCAAGAGGTCGTCCATGTCAAATTCGCAAATAATGAATGAAAAATTATAATCCTTCATTCTCTCCATCTCCGCTTGAAATGGTTTCTTTTTGCGACCCAAATTCATGGCTATTTCAGAAGCACAACCTTTTCTCTCGATACATACAACATCTTCAAACCCTCTCATCGTGTAATCTCCGGTGTGAAGCGTGTTAATCTCCATACCATCGCACTTGTCATAGGGTGAAAAGGTCCAACCGTCTTGTTCTCGCGTGTCCTTTATAACCGTGTAGTTTGGCATCTATTTATCATCCACTACTGCTAATGTTTGTTTCAGTTGATCATAGTTAAATCTAAAACCACGATCACTTTTGTCGTTCTTAAATTTATCGTTTAACTCATTAAACAAATATCCATCTACACCAGTTAGATTTATCTCGTCTCCGCTTTTCCATGATTTAATCTTTGCCACAGCTTGTTTTTCAATGGATGCTGGTACTTGTTTTAAAACTCCAGCTTTTACTGGATCTATTCGTGGCTTGTTTTCTTCTTTGTTAAACATTTGTTAACCTTTCTTTTTCTTTAGTAGTTCCATAAAGTATGTTATATAGTGGCTTTCTTTGCCACTTATGCTATCATGGCATTTTTTACATAAGGTTATGCCATTGTCCACGTCGTATCTCAAAGAGGCCGCCGATGACCATTTCATTATATGATGAACGTTTAATCTAAGTCTTTTCCCCTTCTTTTTACACATTTGACATGTAAATTTGTCTCTTTTTAAGACTTCCACCCTAAATGCCTTGTAGACTGGATCGTTGTAATTGCGTCTCATTTATATCGCTCTCTACCATTCTTTCTACTAATTTCTTGAATGAAACCTCGGGCTCCCATCCCAGTATGTCTTTTGCCTTGTCGGGCACACCTAGTAGGAAATCCACCTCTGCTGGACGGTAAAATTCTGGATCAATAACTACATAATCCTGCCAATCTTGAATTTCTATATGGCTAAACGCTATATCTAGAAAATCTCTCACAGAGTAGGTTTCTCCTGTCGCTATAACGTAATCGTCTGGATTTTTGTGTTGAACCATCTGCCACATGCCTCGCACATAGTCCTCTGCGTGGCCCCAATCTCGTTTTGCTTCAAGATTTCCTAGTCTTAGTTTTGGAATCCTAGAATCATTGCAGCAAATATAATCTCCATCGAAACTTGGAGTTGTATAGCCACACTCCATAGCCCAATTTTTAAATTCGCCAATCCATTTTGTAATTTTTCTAGTGACAAACTTTTCTCCCCTTCTTTCACTTTCGTGATTAAACAGAATCCCGCTACAAGCAAATATGCCATAGCTATCGCGATAGTTCCTAACGAGGTGATGTGCTGCCAATTTAGCTATAGCGTATGGACTCTGAGGCATAAATGGTGTTTCTTCGTTCTGATACTTTGTTTCTCCAGAAACGCCTAGACTTTGCGCACCGCGATCATCAGGATCATTCCACGCGAGCTTTGATGGAATTTTTTTAGAGGTGTAGTTTTTACCAAACATTTCGCTAGAGCTGGCCTGATAAAACTTAATATTTTCTTTTCTGCCAGAATACCTTATTGCTTCTAGGATATTCAATACTCCACCAGCAGTAACATCCCATGTCAAGCTGGGTTGTTTAAAGCTAGTTCCAACATGAGATTGTGCGGCAAGATTATATATTTCGTCAGGCTCTTGTTCTTTGATTACATTGCTAACATTAAAGGCGTCTGTTATGTCGCCTTCTACAATTTTAATTTGGGGCAGGATATGACTAATTCTTTGAAGAGTGTCAACACTCACTCTGCGTGTTATTCCAACTACTTCATAGCCTTTTTCTAATAACAGTTCTGCGAGATAGCTTCCGTCTTGTCCTGTTATTCCAAATATGATTGCCTTCATTTTTATTCCTTTACTGTTTCCGATGTTAGAAATGGTTGATCTACTTGTCCATCGTTGAAGGACATGTATTCCGATAATCGTTCTTTCTCATTTTCCATCGCTAGTCTCATTTTTTCCATTTCGATTCCTAGTTCGCTGCGGTATTGAGGATCGGTTGCTATTTTCTTAACGAGAGAAGCGAAAGTAAATTTAGAATCTTCAATTGCTTTGACTCGCTGCTCTCTGGTGCCCTTGAGATCCTTCAGCATGGTCGCCTTGCGTGCTTGAAGGTCTTTGTAGTCTTTAGACAGGGTTTCCTGTGAAGCCCTTAGAATGGCCACCTGACGCTCTAGATTAATAATCACATCCATGTCGCGTTGATCCTTGTCAACACTTTTCTCTTCTCGCACCAGCCTTTCAGCTAATATTATTTCTTGTTGATTGTCTCGCTGACTTTTGAGTATGCGGTTCATAAGTATTTCTAGTTTGATTGTATCAATTATTTGCATTTCTTCTGTATGAAACACATCCTCTTTAAATTGACTCCACATCTTTTTGAAATGAAACTCGAACATTTCCAACTCTTCACCAGAAAACTGATTGGAAAGCTCCTTGTAGTATGGCTTCTCTTTTAACTCATTCGCAACAGCAGCCTCTTTTTTCTGACTAGGAGAGAATCCCACATTTCTTTTGATCCAATCTCGTATCGAATCTGGATCTCTGTCTAGATGTTGTGCTATGGATTCTGGAGAAAGAACCTCGGCTTTCGCCTCGATAAAAGACATATCCTCTTTTGACAATCTACCCTTCTTCATTATAATCTCCATTAATTATATCTTCTATAGCTTGTATAACTATGGCCTTACGGCCTTTTGGCAAAGAAGAGTTTGTTTGGAGTCTTAGATAGTCACCTCGTAAGTCAGATGGGAGTTTTCTATCTATAAGCTCTAGGGTTTCAGTTATGTGGGCATTACTTAATGTTTCATCTTCTGTGGATACTGAATATAGTGCGGCAATGTCCATTGGTTCAAGAATACTCTTTTTACGTTCCTGTATCTTTTGGGCATTTCCGTAATCAAATCTATAATAGTTATCTCGTTTGAAATTCTTTAGACGATTATTAATGTGTGCGTACATGAAGTTTTCAAGAGGTTTCGATGAGTCATATCTTTTTAGTCCTTCTATACCCATCAAAAATGCTTCTTGTTCTATATCATCAACATCATATGAAGCAAAGACAAATTTATGGGCGAGTTTCTTAGCCACTTTTGTAATTACTTGTACTACTTCATCTTCTGTTAAGTTATTCGGGGTTTCCATTCTGTTCCTGTTCCTTTTCCTCTTCGTCCGTTTGTGGGACGCCATTTATAACGTGTGGTATTGAGTTGGCTCCTGCTCCCCATGACTTTACATCGAACACGGGCGGGTCAGGAATGTCCTTAAATCCTTTTAGCGAGCTGTCTAGCTGGGCTGTACTCTTAGCGTGCAATTCTGTTTGTATGTTTTGCGAGTTTTTTCTTTTTTTGCGTGCCATGTAATAGCTCCTACTATAAAAACTGATTCTTATACCTTATTATACACCAAAAACAAGGATATGCACACAAAACACGGACTCAAAGCGAAACTTGGGAAACTTTAGGGGCTAGTCGGATCTATTTAGCTAAGACATATTTGACAAATTTAACTCAATTGTGTTTGAACCACCCCGGCTTTTCTTCGTGAGGAAAACAAGTTCCAAACTGAACAAATAACTACCCCGGCGCTTTTTTCCCTAAGTCTTTTGGTAGTAAGGACTTACGACAATCGACAAATACCTTCTATAAAACTATATATCTTTTTAACTGGACACTTTGATTCTGTGAATTTATTTATTGGTCGGCATTTCACCTCGGTTTTTACCGTGTCAAATAAATGGATTGCTTTTTTTCAGAATCGACGTAAGTGATTGGTATGTATAGGGTTATGAAAATCATTTGACTACTCAGGTATAATAAGGTGTAAGAAGGAAAAAGGGAATTAAGACTATGAAAAACAATGAAACAAACTGGGACGGCTTTGAGATTTACCTAGATTTTATTTTGGGAAATTCTGAAAAAGAATCTACAGAGTGACCTAACGTGTCGCATCAATAGACGATAATACTAATATAAGAAGTTAACAACAAGTTAACACAACACAACACGATCTCGAAAGGGTCAACATTATGAACATTAAATTAGAACTAACAACCAGCTTAACTCCAATGGTTCTTACCGGTGCTTACACTGGCAAGCAACATGGTAACAAAGTTATCTTCGGTGATTATCACGGTGAACCTACCGTTATCATGCAAGATATGATCAGATCATACAAGATCTTAAATAAAACTAGAAAGGCTAGTGAGATTGATGCAAGCAACTATATCGCAAAGTATGGTTCGGCTGCTGAGTAAGGGTTCGACCCGCAAGCCTTGCCTTAGTCGCAAGCATAGGTGGCGACCTATTCAAGATACGCATTTTTAAATTTTGTTTTTGTTTTAAGGTTTGATATGATTTTATTTGAGTGTTCCGATTGTTTGACCGAGTGCTATGCGGACGAAGTAGTTTGCAGTTCGTGTGGTGCTGATCTAACCAATGAAGTGGACGCGTCTGATTACGATTACGACGATCACGATGGGCAACCATCGGAGATGCAGGAATGGCACGACTTCGATCCCGATTGTTAGTCGGCGACGTAAGTCCTTTGGTGGTAACGACTTAGGTCGGCGGGGCCGGGGCCGGATCGACGTAAGTCCTTGGTATCAAACGACTTACAACTATTTATATAATCTTTTAATAATCTTTGAGATAGTGACCAGATGTGTCACACGCATGGACGATAATATATATATGAGAGAAACAAACAACA